AAAACTATGTGAGAATAATCAAACAGGATATATATCACCTGAGACTACAGACCAAATTGATTTAGATATTGATCCTAATGGTGAAACTGGTTCTAGAGTACAGGATGAAAATGGATTTATATATACAGTTATAGGTACAACTACTAATACAAATGGAATTGTAGGAGCATTAGTAGATTTAGGTAGTAATGGCTGTCCATCAGCAACTCCTACTCCTACAGATTTTTATTGGTTATTATATAAATGTACTACATCTCAAGGTGGTTTTGTTTCAGAACAGACTACTGCTGAATTAACAGGTATGACAGAAGATCCTGTAAATGGTTCTAGAGTACAAGGACCTGATGGTATTGTTTATATTGTATATGGGCAAACATCAGATCCAGACCAATATACTGGTGGTGTTATATCAGTAGTTAGTTTAAATGCAACAGGGTGTCCAACAACCACTCCACCTACAGCACCATATTATTGGGAGCTTAGACAATGTTCTACAAATAATACAGGTTATATATCAGCTCAAACAACAACCCAATTAAGTACTTTAGCTGTAGGAAACTTTGTTTTTGAAACTGCTACACCAAGTCAAATATATGAAGTAACAGGAACTAGTCAATCAGGTACATCAGTTGGAAGTGTAACAAAATCTACACTAACAGCTTGTCCATTATATTGGGCATTAAAACAATGTGGTACATTGCAAGGTGGATATAGAAGTGGTAATACAACTTTAGAGCTACCAAATCTAGTTGAGAATGATCCTAATGGCACAAGAGTGCAAGATGCTAATGGTGTCTTTTATATAGTTGTTGGAACTACAAACTCAACTGCTAATGTAGGTACTGTAACAGATACAGGTTCTACTGGATGTCCAACAATACCACCAGTAGTTAACTACTATGCATTACAAAAATGTGATGATGGTACAACAGGATGGAGATCACAACAAGATAACACACAAATTACAGTAAATACAGGAGATTTTGTAGATGTATTATCTACTATTTATGAAGTTGTAGGGTTAACAACATCAGGACTTAATGCAGGTGTAATCAGTACAACAACACTTACAAGTTGTCCTACATCACCACCACCAGCACCACCACCAGCACCACAAGGTCCATATTATGCTCAGTTCATTACTTGTGATGATCCTGCAGGTCAAATTTTATATGTTGTAAGTCAATCACTGCAATTTTCATCATGGTGGGTTTTACAAAGTGGAGGACCAACAGGGTATGCATGTTATAGATGGGTTACAAATTTAGAAAATGCAGTAAATCCACAAGACATAACAAACTTTACAATATTTTCATCAGCAACTACATCAGGAGAAAATTGTATAGAGTGTAATGAAAATGCACCTACACCACCTACTCCTCCTCCTACACCTCCACCTACTCCAATATGTGGAAGTCAAAGTTTGTTTTATGCATCTTCACCTGCTGATTTGTGTTTACAAACCACACCTAGAACTGTTTATATGGATGCAAATACAATAGAACAAGCAAGTGTTATTTATACAAATTCATCCTGTAGTACTCCATTGTCTGTTGCTAGGTATTTTGCAGACCAACCTTCAGGTGACTATTATTACTGGTCAGGCACAAACTTACAAGGTACATATACTAACAATTGTCAATCACAATAAAATAAAAAGAATGATTAAAGAAGTAGAAAATTTTATAGATAAAGTAGAAGCAGACCACTTAATGTACTTAATAGATAAGTTTGCACATAAATCAACTGTAGCAGGATCTAAGAATCAATATAGCAAACTAGATAATGCTAGAACATCTTACTCAGCAACATTAGACAGTAAAAATCCATGTGTTAAAAGAATCCATCAAAGAATTGCTAAATATTTAGGTGTGCCTTTTAATAAAGGAGAAGTATTGCAAGGTCAGAGATATGAAAAAGGTCAATACTTTAGAGAGCATCCTGATTACTTTATAGGAGAACACTATGACATGAATTGTTTAGCATCAGGAAACAGAACTTATACCTTTATGCTGTATTTAAATGATGATTTTACAGGTGGTACTACAAACTTTAGACACCTTAATAAAGAAATACAACCAAAAAAGTACAAAGCTGTAGTTTGGCACAATTTACATATGGGTAAACCTGATGAATATAAATTACACTCAGGTGAAGATGTAAAAGAAGGTACAAAATATATAGTAACATCATGGTGGAGAGAGAATGCATGGAATGGATCAGATGATTATAAAGAATATCAAAAAAAATTAAATTCTAATCAATTAAGTATTATATAAATATATGCTAAAGAATATTATAGAACTGTTACAAGTAGTAAATGGAGAAACTGAGAGTATAAGATTTGCTCAAGGATCACACTATTTACCTGATAACTGGAAGAATGGCTTTAAACTAGCTAAAAAAATAGCAAAATTTGATAAACAAGACCAATGAAATTAGGTAAATACAAAATAAACATAGAAGTTGATAATAAACAAGCTAATCAAGAGCTTGAAGAAACTAATCAGGAGCTTGAAAGTATGCAAACTAACATGGAGGATGTTAGTGAAACTGGTGATGCTCTTACAGGTGGTTTAGTTAGTCAGTTTAATAATGTAAAAAAAGGAATAGCTACAGCAATTAGAAGCCTTAAAACTTTTAAAGGTGTATTGATAGCTACAGGTATTGGTGCATTTGCATTAGCAATAGGTGCAGTTACAGCAGCATTTACAAGTTCAGAGGCAGGTCAGAACCAATTCTTAAAGATTACAAAACAAATAGGAGTAGTTGTAGGTAATGTAACAGATATTATGGCAAGTTTTGGTTCTGCTATACTTAATGTTGGAAAATATTTAGGTGCTAAGTTTAGAGGAGATGCAGAAGGAGCTGCTGCTGCTGTAGATGGAATTACAAGTAGTTTTAAAGAAGCCACAGATGGTATTAAGAATTTTGGAGAAGAAACAAGAAAAGAAATAGCTATAGTTTCAGAACTAGCAGATGCTACAGCTAGAGGTGATAAAATACAAAGACAGTTACTTGTTGATAGAGCAAAAGCAGATAGAGACAGAGCAGACCTTTTAGAGAAAGCAGTAGATAGAGAAAAGTTTACTACTCAAGAAAGAATAGCTTTTTTAAAAGAGGCTAGTGCATTAGATGAAGAGATTACTAATAAAGAAATAGCATTAGCTAGAATTAGACTAAATGTAATACAAGAAGAAAACAAACTATCAGGATCTACTAAGGAAGATTTAGAAGCAGAAGCACAATTAAAAGCAGAATTAATTACTTTAGAAACTGCTAGGCTTACAAAACAAAAAGAAGTAACAGGACAGATTATAGCTTTAAATAATGAGGAAAAAGCAGCACAAGATAAAATAGATGCTGATAATAAAGCAAAACAAGATAAAGAGATAGAAGAAGAAAATGCATTTTTTGAAGCACAAAGAGAAGCATTGGCTACAAATGAAGATGCAAAGACTGAATTGTTAGTTACAAAAGCTACAGAAAGATATGATGCACTTATAGAACAAGCTAAAAAGTTTGGAGGTGATGTTGTAGCATTAGAAGAATCTAAAGCTGAAGCTATTGCAGAGATAACTAAAAAGAATGAAGAAGAGACTGGTGAAATAACAGAACAAGGTGAGAAATTTAAAGCAGATACATTACTGAAATTTACAGCATTAGGTATTGGTATTGCAACAGAAGGTTCTAATGCAGCAAAAGCACTAGGTATTGCTCAAGCTATTATATCAACATATGTAGGTGCAGCAGATGTTTTAAAATCTGAAGCTACTCTTGTCCAAAAAATAGCAGGAGTTGCTACAGTATTAGCTACAGGGTTTCAACAAGTAAGAGCTATTAAACAAACTAACATACCAGTGCTAAGTGTAGGGGGTGTTACAGGAGCATCAGGTTCAGCACCTGCACCTCAAATACAACCACCATCATTTAATGTAGTAGGTGCATCACCATTGAATCAATTAACAGAGGCTATAGCAGGACAACAACAACAACCTGTACAAGCATATGTAGTTGCTAATGATGTTACAACAGCACAATCAGCACAAAGGGCTAGAATAGAAACAGCAGGAATTTAAAAAAAGTAAAACATAAACAATTATAATAATATGAAGATAGTTGAACTAATATTAGATGAGGATTTAGAATTCAATGGAGTAGATGCTATATCTATTGTAGAGAATCCTGCAATACAAAGCAACTTTGTAGCTTTAAAAGACCAAGAGATTAGATTAGCAGAGGTGTCTAAAGAGAAAAGACTTCTACTAGGACCTATACTAATTCCTAATAAACCAATTTTAAGAAATGGTGATGATGAAGATTACTATATATACTTCTCTAAAGATACAGTTGAGAAAGCTAGTCAGATGTATTTAAAAGAAGGTAATCAAGGTAATGCATCACTAGAACATCAATATAGCTTAAAAGGACTAACACTTGTAGAGAGTTGGATAGTTCAAGATCCTGTACATGATAAAAGTAGACTATATGAAAACACTAAAGATGTGCCAGTAGGTACATGGATGGGTGCAATAAGAGTAGATTCAGATGAAGTATGGAAAGATTATGTAAAAGAAGGAGCAGTAAAAGGTTTTTCAATAGAAGGTTATTTTGCAGACAGAACAGAGAGACCAAAAGAATCTATAAATGACTTCCTAAGCAAATTAGAGGCTGCTGAGGCAGAGTATCTGTTATCAGAGATAGAAAGTGCTATAAAAGAAGAAGAAGTATCATTAGAGAGCTTTAATGACTATCCTCAAGGTGTAGCTAATAATGCTAAAAAAGGAATAGAGCTTAATGAAAAGATAAACAATAAGTGTGCAACTGATGTAGGTAAGATTAGAGCTACACAATTAGCACAAAAAAAGAATATAACAGTAGAGACTATCAAAAGAATGTACAGTTATCTTTCTAGAGCAGAAGATCAGTATAGAAAAAATGAAAATGATTCTGAGGCATGTGCTAATATATCATACCTATTGTGGGGTGGATTAGCAGCATTAGGATGGAGCAGAAACAAACTAAGAGAATTAGGTGAGTTAGAGCTTGAGACTATTGTAGTTGATGATGACTTTGCAATAATTGATGATAGATTAGCATACTCCTCTATTGAAAAAGCAGAAGAGATGGCTAAGAATTTAGGGTGTGAAGGTTACCATATGCATGAGCTTGATGGTAAAGAGTGGTTTATGCCTTGCTTTGAGCATCAATTAAAAGAACCATGTCAATCAGGATATGAAATGTATGGTTTTAAGATTAAGAATGGAAAAAGAGTACCTAATTGTGTACCAATTAAATCATAGTTATGCCTTATAAAAAGAAACATAAAAAGAAAAAGAAGAAGTAATGGCTAAAAGTAAGTTTATAAGCTCTAGCACATTAGAAAAAAAGAAGGTTAGAAGAAAAGGAGTACATGCTAAGACTAAGACAAGTAAGTTAAAAGCCAGTAAACACTATAAAAAAGCCTATAAAGGTCAAGGAAGATGAATAGAAAAAGAAAAAATCCATATCCATCCTATACAAGTCCAATTAGAACACAAAGAGGATGCTTGTGTGATGACAATACATATGATGTAGAATGTTGTGATGGTACAATATGGGGACAAGGAATAGGAATTACAGAAGCTACACCAGTACCACCAGTTCCTCCCCCTCCACCACCAGTAGAAGAGAATTTCATATTACAAGAAGATGGTAATTATTTACTACAAGAAAACAATTTTAAAATAAAGCAGTAATGGCAAATAAAAAAATATC